GCAAAGTCGACGCCGGTTCTAACAGCTACAAAGTTCAGTGTAACGTAGTTAATCGAGCGTGCAGGTTTGATGAAGATGTTAGCGATAAATTCGTTGCGATCAATAACTGCCTGTGTATTGACTGTTTCATCAGCCACGATACGATAGTCAGTGATACCACGACGACCCTTAACATCCCTCAGTACTGGTTCGATAACATTAACGAATTCAGCTCTTGTGAATTCATCGTTAAATTCGAATAGTACATTCTGAGCTGCACGTGAAATTGCTCTTTCAAGAACAAGGAACAGACGACGCACATTGATACGATCAAATGCAGATGGTCTATTGAATCTTGTCTTGTCACCAAATAACTGTACACCAGATCCAGCAACATTAACAACTGGGTTAATGCCTGCTTTATACAGAGTGTCTCTATTTGTTTTATTTGGATTATAGTCAATTGACGTTACACCGAGATAATTACCGCGGCGTGCACCGGCTGGTGAGAACCAAGGTGCAGCGACTCTATCTGTTTCGGCCATTAGACCGGCAGTAGATGACGAGGCAGGAATCTGAATGTATTGGTCGTTGTACTTATCATAAACTTTCAGGTAGTTGCCATCAACTACTAAGTGTGAAGAGTTTGTGAATTGACCTAGGGTTGTTGTAAGGTTTGTTGTGATCGTTGCTTCATTTGTTAAATTAACAACATCGCTACGTGCTGGAGATGTCGTAACAACACAGTCTTTACGAGTTGTACCAGCAATCGATACCAGATCATTTACAACTGTTACATGATCGGTGCGAGTTGACATCCCAGGTGCAATTAAGAAGTCGACTTCGACTGCTTCTTTGTCTTCGAAAAGATCAAAGCCTGAAGAAAACTTAGCAGTATTCAGAGAAGAAGTATCTACACCTGAATCAAAAGCAAAGTTAACAACTGCATCGTTGCCTGTTCCTAAGAATGTTTTCGCTGAACCTGCGGTTGTAGCAGTACCAGCGTTACCAGAGTTTGTAAAGTCTGAGTCAAACCCAATCATATGAATGTAACTTGATCTTTCGTTTACAACATTAATTGCGTAATTTGTCTGTCCAAAGTCACCTTTTGCGTCTGTTGCAACAGAAACATATGGGTAAGCTTCGAGAACCGTTCCAGCTGTTCCAGTGAATGCACCATTCAAGTCAATAACTGCGACGTGAACTTCATCGTTTAGACCATTCCGGCCGGATGTGTATGTTGAAGTTCCTGGTGCACCGTCAAAGGCTGCTTTGTATGTCCAGCCATCAAAAGCTGAATCGCTTATTGAAGGTGGGCAGACTGAAACTCTAAGTGAATTGCCCAGTGCACCCGGGAAACGAGCTACAAAAGTGTAACCATCTGAGTCCAAAGTTGATTGCTGAGCATCGAAATTTGATTTATTTTTAACAACAGGGTTAGTCAAAGCACCTTTGTTATAAGATGAAGTTTGACCTGTTGTTGATGAAGCGTTTGCTCCACTGGAGTCTGTCATACGAACAACTTGTAGAGAATTCGAATAACGCAAGAAGTATGAAGCGTTATGGAAATCAACTGCATTTGTGGTATTTGGAGTAGCAAAAGTGTCTACTAGCCCTTGTTCATTAGCTACTAGAGTTCTTTGCTCGACAGGACCCCATCTAAAATTGCCTACGATTGCGCCGGTAGAAGTTTGTACATTTGGCACGCCGCCAGTGGTATCAATTTCTTTTACGACAACCGCAGGAGATTCTGATGGTGTAAAAAGTGCCATTTTTTTATCCTTCTCGGTTTACATTGATATGAGACATAATACGGAAAACATCAACTATCGATAGTATTTATAATTATTTTAATTTACATCAAATTCTATAACCCAGTTGGGCTTTTCTATCTCATGCTCAATATATTGTGATCCGTCATCAACAAAACCGAAAGGAACAATATCATCTTCTATCTGTTTCATTTTTTGCTCAAATAACAATTGTTTTAAATCAATGTCCGTCATATCTCCAAAATATTGTGTAGATGCAAAATAACCAAACATGACGAGATTCATCATAAGATCGTCATGATTTCCATCTGAAGCTTCATAAGATTGTCCTCGTGAGACAAACGTGGATACTTCAAGAATAGTATTTTCGTCTACAATATTTATTTTACTGTTTTCGAGTAAATCTTTAATCGCTGAGCATCCCAGTCTTTTCACTTTTCTCGTCATTGTAATGCCGATTGCATTTGATTTTACCGAAGATTCGACATGAACATTCTCATATTCTAAGTCATGATATAATCCATTACAGACTACAGAACCCTGATCATTTGATTCAATTACTACATAAGAATCATTATAGACTTTCGCATACTTATATATAATGTTAGGGAAGAGTATTGGAGAGATAGTGTTATTGCGATATACAGCAACCTGTGCAAACGGGGTTACGCTAATATCGATCAAATTAAATGTAGAATAATCCTGTCCTCTTCCCTTACTTACATCAACAGTCATGATATACTCATGACCTTTAATTGGTTCTTTATAGATAAGAAGATTACCGCCTTCTAAAGCACGTATCGGATTCATTGCTCTCATACCCATGAGAGTTTCTGCGTTAATTAGCGTATCGCCGGTACCGAAGAACGTGTTACCGAACTCCTGATCAAATTGTAATTGAGATGTATTTGCAACTGTTTGATTCTTCCAGTTTTCATCTCTCCCGGGTACATCCCACCAGTCTACGCGAAATGATTGATACTCATTTATTCTTTGTGTAGATCCTTCCCACAGTTTATAAAACATATTACCAATGCCATTAGCAGTGGAAGTAATAATTACTTTTGTTTCTTTACCAGACGAAACAACAGGATATGTTGATGTGTAAAATTCCGATGCTCTTTCTACGAAAGCAAACTCGTCCAAGTATAGAAGACTAACTGACATACCACGAATAGAGCTACCAGAAGTTGCAGCGGCAATGATACGCGAGTTATTACTAAACTCAAGGCTTCCTTTATTGAGAGCTTTCGAACCCGGTTGAAGAAAGAACGGGATGTTTTCCAACATGAGCGTAATACGAGATAGCATTTCCCGAGCAGTTGCCCCCTTATTCGCAAGAATCGCAACTGTTTTTTCCGAATGAAAGAGCGCGAACCAGAGGAGGTACGCACACGCGGATATTGATTTTCCGGATTGTCTGCACGCCAAGACAATATTAAACCTATGCTCATTGAACTGCTCAAACATTTGTTGTTGATAAGGATAGAGCTTAAAAGAAACTAAACCTTTATCGAGTGATATTACTTTTACGTGTTTTTCTGCGAAGTATATAGGATCATCCATACACCTCTTATATTCTTGTATTAACTCAGGAGTCCATGCTTGTTGAACACCGTCGCGTTTTACATTAGGATTCCCTAAGTAACTCTGATTCGTCTGGTTCAACATCAATTACATCACCTTTTGTCATCATTTTTTGTAGTTCAGCAGTACTTAAATAAAAATTATTTTGTTGATTTTCGACTTGTTTTACTACTTCTTTTTGGTCTAATTCTTTTTTCTTTTTATTTAAATCCATCAACCTATCATTGACATCTGATATATTTTTAATCATACCAGAGAGAACCTCGAAAGCTCTTGGATGCTCGGATTCACGAGCAACATTTACCATATCTTCAAGAGCATCTTTGCCTTTTTCTATAAGCTCATAATACGTATCGCGAGAATACTCGTAATCAGTCTTTTGATTATCTGTAGTCTGAGTCTGCACTGTAGAATGTTTCTGTAAATCCGAAGTCACTGTCTGCTAATCCTATAGTTGATAACGGGTTAGGATCAATTTGAATTGTTTCGATACGAACATCTGAGTCAGCTGTACCAGCTTCAATCTCGAAAATTCGAGCATTCGCTTGGCGAACAACAGCTCCAGTTCCAATTGATCCGTAAAACTGTACTCTCATTTCGAAATCGAGAGTGTAAATAATTGTTCGGCGAGATCCTACTTCTCCTTCAAAGTCATCAGTAAATCCTACACCTGCAATGCTGACCGGAATATCTTCACGATAGTTCGGATATTCATCTTTTAGAGGAATCATTGTAAGAGTATATTGAGGATTGAAAGTAGGAAGAATCTGTTCTACCATCTGTAATGCATCATCCTGAGACTTTGCATATATGTTTAGCTGGAATGCCAAAATATATGGCACTCCAGTAAAAAGTTTTTGTCTGTTGGTTGAAGAAAAAGCACCTTGAATGCTATTCAATTTTGATAGTTGACGAGTCGTATCATATGCAATACTCGTGATCTCGAAAGACATACGAGGAAGTTTAAGTGCCACCTTTGTGTCAGTATCGAGATCAGGATTCTCACGAATTCTTTCAAGATACTTCGCTTTAGGCGCATATGATAAAGGCACTTTGATTTGACTAATGCCTGCACCGCTACTGTTTTTACGCACGACATAGATATTGTTAAACAGCCTACCGAATGCTGCAACACATTTCCTTGTCTTTTCGTGATAAAAATGAGTACCGAACATTAGCTTTTATAAATCCTTTGTAAGTGATCTTCAAATTGTTCTACTTTGTCTAATCGATTTGGCCAAAGAATATAATCTTTCTCTGGATTCTTTTTTAAATTATTCAAAAGTGGAATAACCGCATTATATAATTTATCTATCTTATCTTGAGTCGCAGTTGCTATTTGCTCCGCATCATTTGCTAGAGCTTGAGTTTTTTGTACTGCTTGCAGTTCGTCTTCATCAACTGCCGTAAATCCAAAATCAAACATATCATCTGACATTAGCTAGGCTCCCCGAACGGATTATCTTCAGTAAAGTCAAGGAAATCATCTGCTATAGTACTAAAGTCATCGTTCTGTTCGTTATTAGAAATCTGATTTTCTTCTGAAACAGCTAGAACATTTCTTGTGTATCTGTTAATACTACCGAATGTAATATCTCTACCTGTTACAAATGTATGGTATTTTCCATCAGAAGCCCCAACATGAGCTAGGTAAAGAATACCATCTGAATCATTATACTTAACAACTTCTCCTTTTACAACTACACCACTTGCAAGTGTTTGTTCAGCCGAATCATCTAAATACAAATCGGTGTAAGCCGGGGCTGAAATCGAAACAGATGGCGCTGTAATATATCCTCCACCCGAATCTGTAATTGTTAAATAATCAATTTCACCAGAGTTAGTTAAAGTGGCTGTTGCAGTTGCTCTATAACTAGCCGCAGAGCCATCTGCTGAATCGATTGTCACCGTTGGAGCAGAAGTATAAAAATCACCGCTGTCGACAATTGCAATCGATGATATTCTTCCGCCACTTGCGCTATCTACTGATGCAGTCGCGGTTGCTCTAAAATCATACGCAGTTCCTGTTGCAGAATCAATCGTAGCTATTACTGAAGTGAGATAGTTTCCTTTATTGATAACTGTTAAATCACTCACTCTAGCATTTGTTATAGAAGAAGTAACAAGTGGTGTTTGTAATTCAAATCCGAGATAATTCGTATTTTCTCCAAAGAAAGGTGTGTTGATAGCTCCACCCATACCCGAGTGCGCAGTGCAATAATAATATAATTTAGGTGCACCTGCAGCAACTGTAATTTGTGTGTATGCGCCAGCTTGCCCAGGAATTCCGTTAGTAGTCACGCCTGTAGTGTATTCTGTGCCATCACTGCTTGTACTAATTCGCAATGGATGCGTATCATTTGTTGCATTGGATTGATCAAAGCGATACGTATTATTTTCGTACAAATTGAGTGTAGCTCTCGGAACACCGTCAATATAGTACGCGTTACCGTCACCTGGGTCTGCTACAGTAACAGCTAAGGTGATAGGACTAGCACTATATGAAGCAGCGGGAAAAGGATTTCTGTCTGAATCTGGTATGTTACTTGGACCAAAAATTGGAGAATCATTCTGAGTTAATCTAATTGCGTCAAACATTATACCATCTACAGAAGAATGATTTATAAATCTCACTGTTGATTCAATTAAATTATCGATATTAAGTGGCCTGTTATCGACGTAATCAGCAACCTGTCCGTCGATGTACATTTTAACATCAACTGCTGAGCCATCAAAATCTCTTAAGATTTGAACAAAATGCCATACTTCTGGAGTTAACGTATTACCAGTTGATTGTATTTGATTGCCAGAAACTCCAGAAGCTTCTGACCATTTATAGACTAAATCT